CCGACAACATCGTTGAGTGGCTTCACACCGCTCACGAACCCAACCTATGGAAAGAGGATAGAGATAGGCGTGCAACGAAACCTAAACGAATCGAAGACCGCGCCCACCTAAGAGCAATCGTTCAGTCATTGAAGGAGGGTGAGGTTTTGCGCCTCATAGATGCTGAACGACCATACTTCCACAGTGGAAATGTTGGAGGATTTATTGTGCCACGAAGAACGTTTGATTTACCGCTACTGATACTTGGAGGATACCGTGATGGCGAGGGTATCCGAATTAAGATTGCCGCGCTCGATGGGTTCGACCCATTCCCAATTGGATATGCGTTTGTGAAAGCCGACGACATACCCGACAGACTCGCACGATTGTATGATGCGCAGGGTATGATGGACATCGACGAGGGGTTGATTGGCATCTTTCATGCATTGTCATATGACCACGACACGAAGTCACTGCGTGCGCCATACTTGACACGAATTGATACAACGCTTGGACAATCAGACGCAATTCAAATCGGTGACTTGATGGAGAGATGAAGATGGATGAGGATGCATTCTTTCTCGGATGGCTCGCCAGAGATTGTCGGTTTCAATTGAGTGTCCACTTCGCACCAAACACACGAATCGGATACAGAGTTGAACGGCGTGTGCTTGTTTCACGAAAGGATGAACCTGCGCTGAACATGTGGTTATCCACGAAAGGAATCAACGCACGAATCATCAAAGACCCCAACACGATTCGACAGGTGATACGCATACTCGCTCCTGTGAAACAGCACGTCGCTGACATCAACAACATGCTCAAGATGATTCGCCTCATGGATTACAAGCACCGAAATCCAACGTATGAACGCATCAAAGAAATCATCGAAATGATTGATGGTGAAGTTGCCGAATGACGCAAACCTGTTCCTATTATCAATAATATCATTTTATTGTTATAATGATAAAGTTCTATTATTCTTATAATAATAAAATAATAATATCAAGAATCCACCCCTCGTTATTTTGAAGCATATATAAAGAACGCGCTCAATCTGTCGTGGTGGTCGAGGAATGAAAATGCCCGAACACAAACCAAAACGAATCGAACACTACGTCGGTCACGACGACCCGAACAACCCGTTGTTTTACCTTGACGAATGGCAAGGTGATAGCCCCCAATGCCTACTCTTCAGTGGCGCACCCGGTCTTGGAAAAACAACCGCCGCATATCTGATTGCGCAACATTTCAATCTCGACCTTGTCGAATTGAACGCCTCCGATGAGAGAGGCATTGACGCAGTGCGAAACAAAATCAAAGAGATTGCCTATACAAGTTCGCTGTGGAATCCACGCCTCATCCTGTTGGATGAATTTGAAGGTATGACCAAACCCGCTCAAGACGCATTGAAGCGCATGATGGAGAAAAGCAACTGTTGGTGGATACTAACGTGCAACGATTTCACGTCCGTCATCCCTGCTATCTTGTCACGCTGTGTCCACTTCAAATTCCAACCTTACAATGAAAAACAAGTCCGCGCCTATATGGAATACCTTGTTGACGTCAACGGTCACATACCAAAGGACAGCCCCGCAGTGTTGCAGAAATACTTCAACGGGGATTTACGCGCTATTGCCAACCACTACCTAAGTGGCGCGACAATTGAACAGGAACAGACTGACATTGCATCGTTGTCACTTGACATCGCCGCAGGTGATTGGCAGTCAACACACAAGACCATGCTTGAATTGGTCAGACAAGGAACATCACTTCACTACTTGATGATGAGCATTCATCAACATGTCAAATCCGTGGGAATGACTTCGGAACAACTATATACTTTCTTCGTCGTATGGGGAGATTTCGTGCTAAGAATGAACGCATGGCCGCTCTCAATGGAGTCCTTTGTGGACTACTTTGTAGCATCCCTGTATAACGAAGACAAGAAAACAAAAACACAATAGGAGGAAAAAATATGCCAAACCTAAACCAAAACGAAGCCGAAAACAATGAACAAACAAACGCAGGGCTACACCCTGACGTCGAGGAACGCCTCAAGTGGTGGGCTGAAAAGCACAACAAAACACTTGACGACGCAACAGGAGAGTTCTTCTCTTACCTCGTCGCTGAACTTGGTGTAGCAAACCCAAACGATGAAGACGATGACTTTATGATTGATGCCGCTGAAACCTTTGTGGTTGAACGACGCGTCATGTCTGGAACATCATCAGCAAACACAACCCAACTTGTGGGATACTTTGTGGGTGTTGACCCGAAAGTCCGAGATGGTGTTGAACGAAAGCGCGCCCCTGCTGTATCAGCCGCACTGAACGACCTCGACGACGCTGTCCAAAAGGGTCTTGTCGCACGAGCCTACACTGAAAACGGTGTATGGATGCTTGAAAAGAAAGATGGAGCAGTTGCTACCGAAGAATCAGCAGACGCAAAGCCGTGGTTCTTGTTTGAAGAACATGGACTCTCAATTGCCATTCTTCAAAACAATCCTGAATGGAATCGCTACGGTGAACCAATCACACCTTACCGATGGCAACGCACTTACTACTACCTCGGTAACGAGAAAGAACACTTCTTGGATGAACAGCGTTTGCTTCGCATCACTGTTACATCAAACGACCCTACCGAATGGTTCATCCCACAACTGTTCTCTGAATGCACTTTGAAGGTGCGCAGTCAATCAGCAAATGTCAAGCCAGAATGGGCTGATACATACAACGCCTATTCGTTCCCCGGTGCAATCACCTTCGGTAACGATTTTGTTGAAGAACACATCCGTGACGCTATCAAACCAACGAAGTTGATACCCGAACTCAACGCATACATTGGCGACCTTTCAACGCTTTCCGAAGTATTTGAAACGCGCCAAGAGCATGTTCCCGGTTACAACCCTGTCGGACCTCTCGTCTTTGTGCGAGGTAAAGTCAGCGACATGCGAAAGGAAGCACGAGAAACCGAGTGGGACCCAACAGGTCACGATTACTCGATGAGTATCTCTTCCTTCGACCTCATGCGAACCTTCAACGGTGGAATGAATCAGAACCTACCATGCTACATTCATGGATTGCTTGGTGATTCGGGTCATCCATTTGATTACGCAACCGAAGAAGGTTGGAAACCATACGCTGTGAAGTCCACAGTCCTCGTCTTTGGACGATTGAGTGTGCGCGCAACAGATGATGGTCTTCAACCTGCAATCAAAACCTTCGGTGTCTTTGCAGTCCCACGTCTTGCTATCCCTGCGGGAGAAGGCGGCGACACATCCACAACCCAATACGGAGAATGAAAAATATGCCAAACCTAAACGATTTGAAGAAAGAAGCCAAGAAAGAATTTGACCCATCCACAGGAGAAACCGTTCCTGTCGCATTGGTCGAAGAAAAGAAAAGCGACAAGCAACCAATTGCACAAAGTGTGTGGGATGAAATTGTTAGCGCGGGTGAAACCGTCCCAAACAATATGATTCTCGCAGGTCTTGTTGGTCCAGAAGGTGTTGGAAAGACAGGTATTGTTCTTGACAGCATGACGCCAGAAGAAAAAGCGCGCGGAGATGTAATCTTTGTGTTGGACTTCGATGGTGGTGGACAAACAACTCGTGTCACTCATCACAAAGAACATGCGAACAACATTCGATGCCTCAATCCAAACGTTATGTTTCAAACATTTGACGAAGATGGCGATGTTCGTGAAGCAATTGACTACCCTGCTACACACCGCCGAGTCATGAAGATTGGACAGACGCTTGTTGATTGGGCCGCAAAGCCCGGCGACAGACCTCGTCTTCATTCAGTCCTGTTTACAGCGATTGACTTATGGGATGAAGTTGCAAAGAACTGTATGTTCATTGAAGACTTGGGAACAGCACCCGATGGTATCGGTGCAAAGGTCAAGCCTCACGAACAAGTCGGACTACGATTCAATTGGCAAATCAGAACCACACGGTTCCACCAATTGACAACGATTGCGCGAACGCTTATGTCGCTTGGAGTGCGCGTCTATTTGGAAACCCACTTCAAAGACCTACAAGATAAGTCCGGAACAATCATCGGTAAGAAAGCCGCATGGGAGAAACATACCGCCAACTATCTCAATCAGATACTTTACTTCCACAAGAAGAAAGTGCGCGGAGAAGACAGCAAACCAACAGGTGAAACACGTTACGAGGTTGAATTTGTCAAGTGCAAAACCAACCCCGAACTTCTTGACCAACGTCGAACAATTATGGTCACAAAGGAGAACGAATCCCCACAGTGGTTTGGACTACCCGAACTACGAGAGGGGCAACTATGAGTGATTGGAAGCGAACAGGAACACCTGCACACAACAACGCTGTTGAACGTAGCGCGGAAGACCACGAGTATCTTCCCAACCCGTCATGTATCGTATGCAACGGAACAGGCGAAGTGATAACTGCTTCACCCCTTCGTAATTATGAAGGCGAGTGCGTCGATGTTGAGTTCATCAATGAGCCATGTGATTGTGTCTTTCAGAAATGGGTTGCAAAACCAGACCCGACATGTTCACAATGCAAAGGAACAGGCGCAGTTCAAGAACGTTTGATTCATCCAGACACAAAGGAGGAATTCATTAAATTTCACGACTGTATCTGTTTGCGATTCGTCAAGGAGATGACTGACAATGACTAACAAAGTAAGACACATTATGAAAAACAACTTGCGCCTATGTGGTTCTCAAGCAAATTTAGAACCCGTTGGAACAGACGACGACTTACCGATATGCCATGAATGTCATTTGATTCATGTTGCAATGACGGGAGAAATCCTTACGGGAGTGAGGCTTGAATGAGTAATCTTGCTCAAGCCATGTTTAGAAACGATGAACTGCACGCATACATCACAGGATTTGGTGAAGGAGTCAACGACCTTCGATGTCAGATTTCTGATATGCGTCTGCGCGGTCATGCTGATACTGCAACACATTACTTTACCAAAAGCATCGGCATCTTGATTGGTGTTCATGCTGAAAGTTACCGCGCAGGTCACGTTTACATCCCCGATGTTCAGAAAGTCGGTGCATTCTTGAAATCATGTAAAGAAGAACTTACTCAACTACGACATCTCGGAAACGTTCTCACGCTAAAGAACGGTAACGACGAGTTCAGTATGCCAACATCCGAATACATTACTTCCTATCAAACAGTGGAACGTGCAAAGGTCGCTATCTTTACCGCGAAAGAAAAGTCGTGGTCGATTCTTGGCCGCGCTAAATTGCAATGTCATGGAACACTCAACACGGAGGACATTCGTGGATTGGAATCGCTAACGAAAGTTGTTGGTAAGAGTGCGCCTGTTCGCATCAATGTTTCAGATGGAGAAATGACAATCACAGCAGGTCAGAGTCGAGGTGCAAAAATGAGCCGACAAATTGACATTGACCTTGCCGCTAATTGGGAACCTTGTTTGACTGTCTTTGGACCGCATTTACCAAAGTTGATGAACCTCATGCCAAGCGGTGAAATCCTGTTTCACATGGGAGATAAGGGTGCGCTTGTTATGGAACACACAGAAGTTGATGCCCTGCTCATCCTCAAACATCAAGAAGGGGTGGAAGCATGATTGCTGATGCTATTTATCACGACGACCGTCCACCGACCATTTACACACGATACCGTAACCAAGATGGTGAGTTGATAGAGAAGCGAGTTGTGGATTACAAACCACACTTTTACATCCCAACCGCAACACCAGACTTTAGAATCAAAAACATGCGACGTTCATTTCCAGATTCAGAGGTGCGCAAAGATGTAATGTTTGAAGGTCTTGATGGTGCTACGCTTTGGAAGGTTGAAACAAACAACCCATACAACATCTCTGCTATGTCGAAGATGTTCAGCAAATCATACGAAGGTGACATGCGTTACGTTGACCAATACTTGGTTGAGAACTTTACCGAAATGCCGAAGTGGAAACCGCGCAAATGGTGGTATGATATTGAATGCAACACAGGTGATGACAACTTCACGACCGTCATCGCTGTCATCGACTCCGACCTTGACAAACCCGTTGTCTTTGCATGGGCTGATGAACGCACCAACTGTCCCTACAAACCTCATGCGAACGGCGGTGATGAAATCACTTCTTGGATTGGACCTTTACCGGACGGTGCAAACAATTGCATCAAAAGAAAGGTGCGCGATGTTGAATACGACTTGCGATTGTTTTCAAGTGAAAAAAACATGTATGACAATTTTATTTTGTTTCTCAATGAGCGCAACCCTGACATGATGATTGCTCACGCGGGAACATTCTTTGACATACCTCACATGATTGAACGCCTTGACCACATTTACGGTCATGGTGGCTCACACCGATTGAGTCCAATTGGTATCATTCGCTATCCAAAGAAAGGAGAGCGATACCGATTCGATGACCAACCTATCGCGGGTCGATGGCAATTTGATACAGCCGCCCCTGCTCAATCTGGCACAGGTTTTGAACGCGTATGGAAAGACAGCGGTGGAGGTCAACTACCTAACCGTAAGTTGAATACTATTGCAGAGATACTTGGGCTTGGTTCAAAATTGACCGAAGAGATTGAAGGCATGGATGTCCACAATGGATGGTATGAGTATTGGGAAGAATTTGTTGACTACTGTTTGCTCGACACCGTCCTTCTTCGTGGAATTGACGAAGCACGAAATGTCACTGACTTTTCTGTTGAAATGGTTCGCCTCTGTGGTGTATCCATTCAATCATCCACAAGTGTGTCTAACTTCATGCGTGGATTACTTGGGCGCAAAACAGATATGAAAGCCCCATCTCGTATGAACGTTGAAAAGCCAGACATTCAAGGTGCTGAATTCATCTTGAAAGAAAATGGTCTTTACGAAGGCGTTGCTGTTGTTGACTACAAAGGTCTGTATCCATCACTCATGACAGGATTCAATCTTTGTTGGACAACAAAATGCGATGGACCGGGACCCGGCATTATTGAAATGGAAAACGGAACGTATTGGAATCAGAAGACCAAAGGCATACTTCCTCAAGTTGTTGACGACCTCTTTGAATACCGTGAGTTGTGTAAGACAAGAATGCGCGAAGCAGAAACCAAAGAAGTTCGTGTTGCTTGGAACACCACCCAAGCCGCAGTCAAGCGAGTCATGGCGAGTCTATATGGTGCAACCGCGAGTGTTGGATTTGGATGGGCTGACCTTGATATTGCTGAAACAATCCTCTCCGAAGGACGACGATGTATTGCTTTGCTCGACACAGTCGCAACCAACATGGGATACAATGTGCTTTACGGTTTCACAGACTCCGCTTTCATCCAAGTGCCACTTGACGAAGCGCAATCGTTAGCCGCGCGTATCACGGATGTTGTTCAAGAAACAACAGGCAATAAGAAATTGATTGCTGAACTTGAGGCTTACATGCCGTATTGGTTGTTGGCAGGTAAAAACAAATATGCGGGTAAGGTATCTTATCCACCCGAAGACGTTGGTAAAATGAAGACTGCCAACTTCATGAAAGGTAGCAGTCTTGCACCTATCAGCAAAGAAGCCGAAGGAACTGTTCTCAATCTTGTGTGTGACGGTGCATCGGAGAGTGACGTCAGAGCCGCAGTCCTTGACTTGGCTTTGCCTGTGCGCAAATCAGAAATGAATCTGAAAGACGTCACCCAATCAACAAGAATCAGCGCGAATCCTGAATCCTACAAGACACTGTCTGGTGCGTCGAAGGCCGCTTACTACTACAACAAACACATGGCATCTGATGACCCGTTCGTATCGGGCGACTCTGTTCAATGGACTTACGTTTCAGCCGTTCCAAATGGTTTACCTGCAACCAAAGTGGTTGCTTACCGTGAACCTGCTGAACTTGAGGGATTTGAGTTGGATGCTAAAACCATTCTCAACAAAACGATTGAGAAGAAAATCTCTGGCATATTTGACATCATGGGTTGGGATGTCGAAGCCGCAATTGGAACCCCACGACCCGCAACATATTGGTGATAACCATGACAAACGAAAAAATACAAAAATTGGAAGCCCGAATAAACGAACTTAGTCAAGACCGCTTGATGCTAATGAAGAAAGTGGACGAACTTGAAAAGAAAGTGAACGAACTTGACGGAATAGCAAGCGCGCGCCTTGATGGTCTTGAAGAAGACCTTGCTGATGCTACAAAATTAGCACGCGCAGTTGCGGAACTTCAACAAGAACTGCAACGTATGTTCCCCGAACTGTATATCATCAACAACATTGATGCTCCAACAATGGTGGGTCAGCGATGAACGTTGAGATAACTTACTTTGAAACAGGAACGAAAGAAGTTAAGTCAGCACATGGTGAACTCTTCTTTGGAGATGCTATGTTTACTGAATACGTTGGTGTCAAGAACAGCAAATCAAGAATGCCATATTTCATGATACCTGCCTCGACAGTTATCTCGATAGCCATTGAGAACTTGGATGAAGAATTATACACAGTCGATGTTGATTCCTTGAAGCGTTCAAAACAAGCCGCGCTAAAGAGAATGGACTACGACTTGAAGATGGCTGACAGTGATGGGAGGGCGTTTCAATGATTGATGCAAAATTGATTTGCGGACACGTTGAATCTGATGGATGCGACTGCTACTGTCCTCGATGCGATGAGCGTCTAAGCACAGACCCCGAACTCAATGCACCCTGCGAGCATTGCCTTGAGATATTAGCGGAGGAAGAATGATGCAAGACATTCATTTCTTAATGATAATTTGCACATTGTTCTTTTGTTTTGGTTATACAATAGTTCGACTTCATCAAGAAATAGAAAAAACAAATGAAAGAATGAATCGAATGTATCGAATGATTGTGGAGGAATACGAATGACAGTGAAGATTTACGAAGACGGCTCAAGTTATGCATGGACACCTGAAATGGGTGAAGAAGGAATTGTTATTCGCGTAAGCAAATCAACCGTAGGTTCACTTGGTTGGTGCGCACAGCAAATGTGGCTTGAACACAATTATCCACGACCTCAAGAATTGGTGAAGCACCTTGTTGTAGGTGACGATGTTCACAACGGTCTTGATTTGTTTTATCAGAAAATTGAAAAGCAAAATCGAATTATGACCATTAGCCAACTCAAAAAGAATGGGGCTGAAATGACAGAATATCTCAAGAAGTTGATTCCAACTGAAAAGGAGATTATGGAAAACCGTCGTGAAGAAAACAAGGACTTTCCTTTTTACCATGACGAATACTACTACAACATGAATTGGTTAATGGAATTTGAAAACGCGCGTATCAAGATGGCCTCTGATATATTCATGCCTCTCGCGAATGAAGTTCGACTTGAAGTCAAAATGGATATGGACATCGAAGGATATGGAACGATTCCCGTTCAGTTCGTTGGTATCATTGACCGCGTATTTGATGCTGTCGATGGAGGGATGATGTTGTTTGAATTGAAAACAGGTAAATGGAAGGATAGTAAAGCGTCTGACATGCGAAAAGAGATGGCTTACTACAAGTTCTTGATTGACCATGCCGACCCCGAATACTTGAAAGAAAGAAATATCAATTACCCTGTTACACATTGGGGGTGGCGTTTCTCTGCCGCTGACTTTTGGATGAGCGAGAAAGTGAAAAAAATCAGTGAGCGTTCAATGATGAAGCGCATGAAAGACCTCATCAAGATGTATCTCGATAATCACTTCCCGCCAACCAAAGATGACTTCAAATGTTCTTACTGCTCAATGATTGAGTTGTGTCCAAAATATGCAATACAGGTGAGCGAATGACAGAAACATGGTTATCTTTGAAAGAACGACTCAACATTGTTGAGTGTCCTATCTGTAAGTATTGGGAGATACTACAAGAAGAGAAAGTCTGTTCCCATTGCGTTGAGAAATTGAAGGACTTTGCTATTACTGCGGGAATGAGGTTTGACCATGAAAGCACTACCGATTGATTTTCCAAAAGAAGTTGGATTGTTCAGAAAAATTGTCAACAGCAATGAAGAATTTGAAAGGTATTGGAGTTCGTTGCAGAATTCACAATGCGCGTATATGTCTGTCTATGGTTTTCGCGCTGTCAAACCCAACGGTCGTCGTGCTGAATACAACACAGCCATCATCTCCCATTTTGTTTTGGACTTTGACAAGAAGTATCGCAAAGGAAGCAACATGGTTGAGGTTGAAGGTGATGAGGTTGTTCAACAAATTCGCCGTCTTCATTACTACCTGCTTGAAGAAAACATCAAACATGGTGTATGGTTCAGCGGTAATGGATTTCACATTTGGATTGCGCTAAACAAAACACATCTGCCTTCGTCTGGAACGCAGGTGTCGCATATCAAAGCGGCAGGTAAGAAGGTCATTAACAAATGGAAAAAGGACATGGAATTGTATTGCATGGACCCGACTGTGCCATTCGACACTGCGCGTATGATTCGTGTGCCTAATTCATACAACGCTAAACAGCATGTTCTTCGTTGGAGCATTCCGCTTACAAGTGATATGTTGACCTTAAACGATTGGGAACAGATTTGCCACTTGGCTCAAGAAGCACGCAACACTGCTCATTTCTATGGTGAGAAAGGTGTTGATTTACCAATCAAAGAAGTTCAAAAGAAAGAGTTCAAAGTGACAGGCGAGCCTGTTCAATTCGATACTGTAAAGATGGGTAGCATCAAAATCCTACCATGCCTCATGGAAGCGGCATGTCAAGTCGGAAGCAATCCACCACATATCAGCCGCGCAAGTCTGGCTATTTACTTAGCCTCGCGACTTCGCAACTTCCTACCTGTGCAACGAACAACGGTGCAAATGAGAGAGGCGCATGTTCTCACTCTTCATGATTTCATTAAGACGTTGCAGTGGGCTGACTATGACCCGTCTGTGACTGAATATCAAATACGTTCAATCGTCGATGGCGGTTACATGGAACGCTGTGAAAGCCTAATGGGAAAGGGTCTATGTATCGGTCGCTGTCAACTGTGGGATGGAACAGGAGATTTCGGGTGGGAAAAATGAAACAGCCAAGAATGGTTCGATACATCACAACAGTGTTGAGAGAAAATGGTGACATGACAATGCAACAAATTGCAACAGCCATTAAAGAAAAATGGCCTCGCAGTTCACCGACGCCTAAATCGCTATCAAACATCTTAGCGAAGTATCCAGAGTTCATGGTAGTTGAATCAACAAAGAGTCAAGGAAGTGCCATCACCAAAGGAACATACGACGTAAACATATGGGGGTTGTCTGAATGAAACCTCCGATGATTATTGACACAAATGAACGCGGTTCACTTGTTTCTGCAATTGAGCGACGCGCAAATTCACGTTCCCCTCGTATTGGTATTGAGCGACAGAAGTTGGTTAATGGTGATTACAAATGTGGTGATTGGCTTATCGAAGCAAAGAGCATTGATGACTTGTTTAACTCAATGCGAAACGGTCACTTGATGCGACAACTCGATAACATGGATGCTAATGAAGGCAACTACGGTCTTGTTGTATGGGGTGAAATCGGCGGTTATGTTCATCGTGCGCGTGACCGAGGTTCCACCATAACAGCGAGCCAAGCACTCAAACAAATGACAGGTTTTCTCGGTAGGGTTGTAGCCGATTTTGGTTGCCTACTTTACCGCGCGCCTAATGCAAGTGAAGCGGCGGCGTTTATGGTCGCTCTTCATGAGAAGACATACAAAAAAGCAAGTCGGCATGGCGCACAAGCCATTCGACGTGTATCAACAAACGATGTCCGCAAAGACATGCTACTCACCATTCCGGGTATCGGTCCTGAAATGGTTGAAGCAATCATCAATTCATGTGGTTCAATTGAAGAAGTCGCATGTGGTGATTGTTTGCGCGACGTTCCTCGTATGGGGAAGGTTTTGCGCAACCGAGTAATTGAAGTCCTAACAAGCGAAGAAGAAGTTCGCTTTGAGAGGTGATACTCATGTCAACTTCAATTAAAATCAAATCATTTTATCTTTATTATAAGATAGTGATAAACAAGAATATGAGAAATGGTTATAGGCCAACCACCATTCCCAAGTGTTGTCCGACCCCCCAATGGAGATGAAAAAATATGCCCCAAAGACAATGGAACCAATACACAGTAGTGAAAGAATACCCAATGATGAAGGAATACCTTGAGCGATTCCGGACGACTTCGTTCTTCAACGAAGTTCCCGGCCTCATATCATTCTTTTATCTTCAAGGCCAAGCCCTTGTTGACTATGTCCGAATACCCGTATGGGCTTCGGCACTTGACCCGCGAATACATGTATTTTGGATACAAGCGACGCGGTCTGGTAAGTCGATTGCATGGGAATTTACAGGAGAAGTAGCCGACTTAGCAGGTCTGAACATTGACATGTTTACAAGCGGAACTGACAGCGCACTCATCGGGTCAATCGACTCGGTAAGTGACGGAGAAGGAGGATACGAACTGATACAGAACGAAGGACTGCTCGGCGGTAAGAAGTGTTTGAACTTTGATGAAGGTTCAATTCTTCTCCAAGCAAACCCAAAGCAATTTTTCTCGGAAGTTATTCTGTATCTTCAACAAGCAATGAATCCTGTTGGAAGCCACAGCAATACTCTGACCAAACACATGAAGAACGGAACAGTCGAAACAGAATCCCGCGTATCTTTTTGGATTACGTCGTTTCCACCAAGCGGTGTTAAGGAATACGTTTTGACCAAAGGTCTGTTTCAACGTGTGCTGTTGCTTTACCGACCGTGGAGCGACGATATGCGACAGATGGTATCTGAACGAAGAATGAGCGGTGTGTTCAAAAACAAATTAACCGAAGTTCAATCTCTTGATGACATAGCGTTGCACTTCATTTGCATTCGTGAAAAATCAGAAGCGCGCCTATTGCACACTGTTGGTATGACACGAGAAGAATGGGATGAACTTACCCCATCAAGCAAAGAAGAAGTTGCTCGTGCATCTATGCATGAGATGTTTACGATTGATGCATCCTTTGAACCTCAACTGATGGCGTCAACAGCAGAATACTACACACTTGTTCGTGGTATGGAAAAGCACCTATCTGATGTTGTCTGTTCATTCATCCCCAACATCCTCAACTACACAATCGTTTTTGCAACGCACATCGCACTAATGAGAGTCGAACGCGATAACATACCTCTCGATGGAGAATGGAGAGTAACAGGCGATGACGTTGAAATGGCGACTGAAATCTTATATGACATCTATGAACAACTCGTTTTGTGGTTGGAGTCAGAGGTCGAAGTCGGAGCAAAAGCCGCTGAAAAGATTGCGCGCAAAGATGAATGGGCGAATGCTATGAAACCGTGTAAGACTGTTGACATCGAAGGTAAAGGTGAGGGATGGGTTCTCAAGAACGAACTCTTTGACCGATACGCCAACCAACTCGGTAAAAGCAAACCAACAGTTTACAAGCGATTCAAGGATGTTGAAAAAATATTCAAAACGCACCGCGTCGGTAGCGCAGTCTATGTTAAATTCAAGGAGGAAGAAGTATGAACAGAGAGGAACAAGAAGAACTTTACAAACAGACATTATCCGAATTGCTTGACGTTATCGAAGGTGGAGATATTGCACTCGACTTTGCAGAATTACCAAGCGCAGTAACAACAATTCGCATTATAGCGGATATTGCGGTTGGTGCTTTGAAAAATATAACAGAAACAAGAAAATTGTTGGACGCGCTACACAGAAGAGTTGATGCTGTGTATGACCGTCGTGAGCAAGAAGATAAGGGGGTATTGAAGTGAGCAAAGTAATGGCACTCGATATTGAAACAGCGAACTACTCGCATGAGATTGGCGGTTGGGACAACACTCACTTGTTTGAACCAACAGTTGTTGCCACATGGGATGGTGAACAAGCACATGTGTTTACGAAAGCGTTGCTCACACCGTTGAAAAAGATTGATGGCGCGCAAATACACCCTCTTCATCCAAGAGACTTGGGTGAACATCTCAAGAAACATGTTGATGGTGGTGGTATCATTGTGGGACACAACATACGAGGTTTTGACCTCCCCGTTCTCCGAGATGCGCTTGACATGTTCTATGCGGGTGAATTGCTCAAGAGAGCAAGTAAGAGTTACGATACTGTCATTGATACATCGTGGTCAGTAAGAAGCGCGTCGGGCAAAAGTCATGGACTCGACTCGTTATGTAAGCACACGCTTGGAAAAGGAAAAGAAATTATGCATTCAATAGACGCACCTTTGGCTTGGAAAGAAGGCCGAGAATTGGACGTTATGAAATACTGCATCGCAGATTGCCAACTCAATTATGACTTGTTTCTTCATGGAAGAAACGAAGGCTTTGTCAAAGGCCGTAACGAAGAAACAGGACTGATTGAGGAATACCAAATAGGTTGGTGAAAAAATGTCAGAAGAAAGAAAGACAGGAAGAGAAGCCCAAATGAGCAATATCCGCGCCGCTGTGCAAGTGGCCGAAACCGTAAGGTCAACACTTGGCCCTGCGGGTATGGATAAGATGCTCGTTGACGAACGTGGAGAAACCATTGTAACCAACGATGGTATTACCATTCTCCGAGAACTTGACACCGCGCACCCCGGAGCGCAAATGATGGTTGAAGCGAGTCAAACACAAGAAGAAGTATGCAAAGATGGAACAACAAGTGTTGTTGTTCTCGCAGGTCAAATGCTCGCGCTAAGTGAAGGACTGCTTATGCGAGGTATCCATCCACAAGTCATTGTGCGCGCATTCAATAAGGCATCAAGTATTGCTCTTCGCAACATGCCTGTTTCAAGTGGAACTGTGGATGTCAAGGCTGAACATGTAGCCGCTACTGCGCTACGAGGTAAAGCATCTGAAGCATCTCTTGGATACGCCGCTCAACTTGTAGCCGAAGCCGCTCAAAGAGTCGATGGTGAATTGGACCGCGTCCGCATACTCACACAAGCAGGTGGTTACTTGAACCATTCACACATCCACGAAGGTCTTGTTCTTAACAAGACATTCATCAATCCAGACTTCAAAGGAAAAACAGGTGTGCGACTGCTCATGCTTGATGGAGGTCTTGACGGTTTCAACTACGAAGACGTTCAGATGCAAATCAGCGACCCCTCACAACTTGAACAAATTCGTCAACAAGAAATGCAAATTCTAAGCAACGTGTCATCGGTTGTTGCTGAAATATGTGACGTCCTTATTGTTCGCGATGGTGTGCATGAGGCTGTTGCAAAATACCTTGACGCAAAAGGAATTGGTGTTATAAGCCGTGTTCAACAAAGTGACTTTGATACCATTGCTCGGATTACAAGTGTGCCAACGTTTCACCGTGTAACTGACGTTCCCGAAGATTACGACCAAACAGGTGTCGCTTGCACAATTAAGCCGATTCGCATTGGCGACCTCGACTATGTTTCTGTCGAAGCCGAAGAAGCCGACACTGTTACAATGATTATCAGAGGCGCAACTCGGCAAACCCTTGATGAATACGAGCGAGCGTTTGATGATGCTCTCGGTGTTGTGTGCTTGTTCATGAAAGACGACCGCTTGTATCCCGGCGGTGGAGCAATCATGTCGAAGTTGTCAATGGTCATCCGCAAACATGCGACTGAATCGCCAGACATGACTGCGCGTGAGAGAATGTGCATGGAAGCATATGCTGATTCTCTTGAGATTATCCCTGCCGCTATTGCAAGCAACGCGGGTATGGACCCGCTTGATGTTGTTATGGAGTTGCGCTCGTGTTCAGACTTGGAAGGTCTTTACATTGACTTTGCAGGTGAAGGAGAAATCACTGATACATCCGCTCATGGTGTGTGGGAACCCGCCGCACTTGTTGAGCAAATCATCAATTCAGCAACAGAGGTAGCCTGTTCAATCCTTCGCATTGATGACATCATTGCGAGGCGTGGTCAATGATTGTGACGCTCATCATGACATTGTTTGCAGTAATCATAGTGTTGACACTTCTTGAGTTCGCACTGTATTTGGCTGATTTAACTGTGCGCAAATTGAATAACATCCCAATCAAAGGTTCGGAAGAAGAGTAGCATCAAACAACATATGCTCTTCCGCAGTCATACGGACAGACGATACCACCCAACTGTGGGTTGTAGTCAACCTCTTCGCCCTGTTGAATGTAACGTTTACACACTTTGCAGTTCGCAGGGAATTTGGCAGGGAAGCCTTTCATAATGCGCGGTCCAATTTCCATAACTTCACTGTGATACATCATATCGTATTGCTGATTGATTTCTTGTTGCTGTTTCATGATACAGGGTGTGCATACAGATGCACCGAAGATTTGGTTTGATATGGCCGCTTCTTGACCACTCATCGGTGCTTTGCACAATTCGCATTCAGCGGAGTGACCGCTAAGATTCATCTGTGGTGCTTTGACAATGACCATCTTGAGTGTTGAACCAACAGATGGATGAGAGCGCGCCCTGTTTGCATGTGGGTCTTCTGGCACTATCCTCCCTGTTTTCGTGTGGCTCATGTCTTTTCCACCCTTACCTGCGACACCGCGCTTGCGACGCTCTCTCTCCAACTCCCGTCTGTATTTCTTACGCGCGGGGGAGGATTCGTATTCCGTTTCGTATTTGCGCTTATGTGCAACTGCTTTGGGTGATTTCGCTTCTTTCTTCATTTTGAAGATACGCCACCAAAGGTCAGACATTTGCGCACCTCATACTCGGCCTGATGAATGTCCGATGTTTTTCATTTTAGGATTCAATCGTCGAATGTCTTCGTCCATGATATTCGCAACGTCTGTTTCTTCGGGACGCGGCATTCGTTCGATATTAGCGTCAGGACCAAAATGCATATGTTCTCGACCTAATGGGTGTTGATACCCCATGTATTCATGGACATCGTCTTTGGAACGGCGTCGAGCGAATTTATGGTGGTCATCAAGACTTTCACTACCTACGAATGTGTTAGGGCGCGCCCTCGCTATTGATTTGAAACGAGCCGCGTTTTCATCATCTCGCATATCAACACCAATTCCCATATCCGCTGGACCTCTGTCAGCACCTTCATGTTCTAACGAGTCTTCAAGAGCGCGCGCATATTGGGCGTATTTCATCGCCGCAGGGTGAACGGTGTTACCATGCGTATCTGTCATATCGGGATTGCCTTTCAACAAAGCCCACGCTTCATCCATCACGTTTGGGCTGTCCGATGACATTTTGAAATCACGAGCGAGCGTTCGTGTTGAACCAAGTTGTCGTGCGTCTTTTGAAGGGTCGTTGAGTTGTCTTGGGTTTCCTGTTGCGCCTTTCGGTGTTTCAGCACCTATGCTCTGTGGGTCGAATCTAACCGTTGGGTCTTCATCCTCGTCGGGCGAACCTAAGCGCATACCCGGCGGAGCATGTTGTTGTTCAAACGAAGAAGGCATTTGACTTACGGATGATGCGCCGGGGAATCTGTATGTTGTAGGTGGTGGTGGTCGAACTGACTCACCTGCTCCACCGCGCAGTTGGTTCATTGCGAAACGCATAGGGTCGCTTGTGTGACTATACAATCGCTCGTAAAATTCAAGCAACTTTTCTTCTTCATTTGAACCTTCTTCGGGGTATGCATCGAATCGACTTGTTGGATACTCATGGTCATCTTCGGTGGTGTCGTTGTTATCATTGGTTGGCGGGGCTTCATCTCTATCACCCTCAATATCGTCAATTGACCTGTGTGGAGGACGTTTAGGTTTGCGTTCTTCAAAAGCCTGTTCCGCCAACATATCTATACGGTCTTGAAAATCCATGAATGGGTTGATTTCCAGACTGCGCTTAAACACGTTTGGGTTGATTTTTCTTCGCTCAAGTAACGCTAACAAGTTGGGTTTCAAGTTGCCTTGTTCGTCGAATTGACCTTTGTTACCGCGTATAATTTTTGCAACATCGTCAATGTGTTGAGGGATGTTTTCTCTTTCTTTGATGGCTTGTTTTAAGTCAACTCCAACATGATGTTTCATGTAGCGTTCAAATTGGTCACGGTCAATACCGCGCTTTTCTAAAACCTCATCAAGTCTTTTCGGATTTTCTCTCATTTGCTGTAAAAAAGACATTGCTCGTGCGCGCGCTCTTTTTTCTTCAGCCGACTTTTTGATGTCACCTTTGCCTTTTTCCTTCTTTGGTTTACCGACACCGATGACAATGACCATTCCACCCTTCTTTGGTTTCGCCATTCACTCAACTCCATGATGTTTGAATTTGGGTTTTGACAACCTTGAATCTCTCCATAAGCGCGAACAAAGTGGACACTCCCAAACGAGGACACGCGAATCTCTATCATTAACGTATCGGCTTTCAAGTCGTAGCGCGAGAACATCCTCGTGACAACCCGGACATTTTTGCGACAAGCGTTGTTTCAACTTCCCCATCACTTCACGCCCTTTCGTAGTCCTTCCCAACACGCCTGTTGCAATTCTTCTTCTGATTCAAAGATGATGAACGAATCATTTGATTCAATCGTCGCCATCCATGTCAAAACAAAACCTGCGCAAAACGCCAACAAAGCCCATAACCATATCATCATATCACCTCAAACGTGGTCGCTTACCCTCAAAATCGAAATGTTCGTTAATTGACTTGCCGCATCGCCTCGTAAATACCACGTTTGCGCGTTACCTGAAGCACAATGTATTCGTATGTAAATCGACGTTGATACTTGGGTGTTGAACATAACGCTGTGCGACGGGTCAATAATAGGTGTAACTGTCGCGCTCGCTCCGAAATGTTGTATATTTCTGTCAAACGCAATGTTGGAAGAGGCAAATGAAGGGTCTTCTGATATTTTCAATTGATAATCAAGACTGCCACTTATCGCCGCGTTCACTTGAATCCAACCGTTGAATGTGATTTGATACAACCCCGCCGCTAAATCTATTTTATTCGTAGCCCCTCCCGTTAAGCCGGGAAGAGTGATTGAACTTCCGCGAGTTGCCGTAATACCAAATAATGAGGCGTCACCTATTTCAACATCATAGGGATTAGCACTTCCAATGTTCGCGCTGCCCGGAGGTAGCATAGCCACCATCAAAACGTCGGGAAGGGGAGCCGCCGCACCTGCCGGACCTGCCGGACCTGCCGGACCTGCCGGACCTGTTGCGCCTGTCGCGCCTGTTGCTCCCGTAGCACCTGTCGCGCCCGTCGCTCCATCAGCACCATCAGCACCTGCGGGACCTGCGGGACCTGCGGGACCTGTTGCTCCCGCCGCGCCCGTAGCCCCTGCGGGACCTGCGGGACCTGCGGGACCTGCGGGACCTGCGGGACCTGCGGGACCTGTCGCCCCTGCGGGATAATTGCACCGAATCCAAGCATTCCCTTCGTAAATCAATGTAGCGCGTTCTGTTGTAGCAATAGTAGCGTTTAAGTCAGCCGAGTCGCCATAATTATCAAACACGATAGAACCTGCGCCCTCGTTGCATATCTCTATGATATGTCCTTCGGGGAACTTGTAATTCGCGCTTCCGTCACGTTCAGGATTGAGTGTGATAGTCACACCACCGTTTGGTGAGAGCATGAAGAATGAATCACCATCAGCCGTGATAACCCATGTTCCGTTTGTCGTTAGGGCAGTGCTTGTTGCATCAACACCACGACCCTGCAAACGCACAGCGTAGTGTCCTGTCTGTTCATTATTGCGCCCCGCAAAATACAGTGTGTCGGGAGCGTGAGTTGCACCACGGTCTTGACCGCGCGAAGGACCATGTCCATACCCTGCGTCGCTTGCTCCCGGTGGTGTAGTGATGTTAGGCGTGCCATAGCGTGGATGACTAACCCACTGCGGGTTGATTGTATCTGTTACAGCGAGTTCTCCGTTTTCGTTGTGGATGGCGTTGAGATGCTCGATGGTGTTGATACCCGCGTCACCACCATCAACAATTTCTCCGCTCGTGATTGTTCCTGTTGAAAGAGGAATGTGATACTTGGCTGTGCCTTGAAGAAAAACGCGCTTGTCGTTGATTTCAACAACGTTGAGATTGTTTGTTCCACCACCACTCCCAACGTATTGAACACGAACGTGCGCAAGAACGATAGTCTTCGCATTTGCACCCGATGACAATGTTTTGTAGTTGATGAGATATTGATTTGACGCCGATGGGTAAAGTCCTGTTGACGTATCGACAGGGCTTCCACCTTCGTAATGTATCTTGTTGATACCACCGCTTGGCGCAACGTAAATTGTGTAAATTGCTTCTTCGTTGGCCGCGAGTGTTAGCGCACCACTACCGTGTGAACCACTGTTAAGGTCAACCGTTGCTGTGTTACCGACACCTCCACCGAACTCATACACTGCGCCGTCGAGAACAACAAAGCCACCGCTTACCGTAAGTGTGCTTGATGAAGCACGAATTATTGAACCGGGTTGATTACCGCTGTTTGTTTCGTTGCGTGTTGAATCAAACGCACCATCTTGGTAGCGCAAAATACCGTTACCATGCACACCTTGAATAAGATTCGTTAGCGTCGTTGGTGACAGAGAATCACCATCTCGTAGCCCGTCTTCACCGAGCGTATTTTGCGCGGCTGTGTGTCCAGCAATGTTATCAGTTGGCATCGTCATCAACCTCTTCAAATCTGTCGCGCAACACAGGTTTGCGCACGATTATATGTTTTCGTCCATCTCCCATCTTAATTGGTTTTCCCTCTAAATTTTGAACGCGAACAACTCCCGGTCGTTCATTCGGTTTTGACTTAGACTGCGTTGCAAAACCGCGCGCTTCTTTTGGGTCAGTGGTAAAGAAGAGTGCAGGGCTTGGGGCTTGTGTGTTGTCAGGATAGCGCACACGACCCTTTGGTTGTAGTCCTTCTTGCATGGCTTGGTTCATGCGTGACGTGCCATGAAACCACGGTCCTTCGGGTGCTTTGAGCAAACGCCATGCTTTCTCCATAGGACTCATCATGACACCTCCAAAATGAATGAGAAGCGCACTTCGTTCTCTGCGCTCTTTGTGAGTGAGTGTATGTCAGCGCGATACACAGGAACGAACTCTCCTGTGGACGCGTCTTTGTATTGCAGGTAAACCTCTTGAATCGGCTTGGCAAAAACGTGCGATGCGTTTAGCACACCTTCGACAAGGATACTTGTGTCGTCAATGATTTGCACACGAGGCACAATGCGTGCCATTGTTCGCGCACCACCATCTTCGGAGGTTGCAATCGTTCCGTCGCTACCGACATGCAACTCGTTGACAAGCGTTGCGAGGTGTTCCACCAAGCGTCGTTTGACAGCGTTGAGCATTGGCATTATCGTTCCTCCAAGTCTTCTTCAAAATGATGCTGAACGGGTATTCCTTTTTTGTTTGCCATACCCATTGTAACCTGCGTCCCTCTTCCGCGCTTAGAAGGAAAAGCGAGCAAATGTGTTGAATCATCGACAACCAATTGGTTGCGATGATGATACATGCGCGGAGAACCCATGTGTCGGTAAGTGTTGTGGTGATGTTCTTTGAACGGTATGTCGTTTTCTTCTGCGTATCTGCGAGCAAATGAATCCGCGCCTCTTTGACCGCCTGAAATAATTGAATGTGGTTGTCCATTTTCATCTATCCACTCGTTGACTTTTTGTTCAAACGCTGGATAATTGCGCAGATTGCGAGAGCCAACAATACCGAGATGTCGCTCTTCATCATCAAATGACAATGGCTCTTGCGGTGCATCAAATGACAACGGCTCTTGTTTGAGAAACAACCATGCTTGTGAAAACACGTTCATCAAATCTTCCTCCGTATCTTACGTCCCTTCGTTGTTCGCATTTCATGTGCGCGCGGTCGGAGTAGTCGCACCTCCGACGCTGTTCCGGGTATCGCGGCCCCACTTACCAAAGTTACGCCTGTGAACGTTGTCGCTGTTCTTCCGCTATACGACACAAACGATTGGTCAGCGATGATAAGATGACCACTGTCTGGAAAACCATCTGTGCTTGTGACCGTGATAGCCCCCGCCGCATGTGTGCCACTGATGCGCGGCGTAATACCAAACCCAAGTGCTGACCGACCCGCTCCGTATCCACTGTTGCGATGTGCCAACAACACACCTGCGTGTATATCCGAACCGGTGTTGAGTGCGCTTGTTTTGGTTCTTGCCAATTTGCTGATGACAGGTCGCACTCGTAATACACCGCGCACTCGTAGTTGACTGCTACCGACACCGCTTTTGTTGATTGTTACAACCTGTTGACTGCGGTCCAACTCTTCTTCTTCGTCATCCACATCCGCGCTGTCACCAAATGCATTAACGACAGCCTCAAGACCCGCTTCGTATGAAATCATTTGAAAGTTCGATGTGCCTTCCGAACTGTGTTCCAATTCAATAATTGCTTGGCGCACCTTCCCTATTGCTGAATTGTATTCAACAACATCACCCGGCTCTAAATCCCACGACTGTGCGTGTAAGTTCGATTGCAACGCCCCCTGTGCTTTTTGATTTAACCGAAGCATTTGATTTGCGCTTGTTCGTGCCTTTGACTCATTGTTGACAGTGGGGTCTTTAACCTTCATCTGTTTAATTGAACCTTGTCGCTTTTGCGCCTCTGCGTCATCAACCTCAACACTGATAGCATCGTTAAGCGCAATACCTTTTCCACGAACAGTTATGCGATTAGCGATGTCAGTTATTGGGTCAGCCTTTGTTTTACCAACACCACGTTGAATACCCAACTCTCGGTCTTTGATGTTAAAAATTTTAGGCGCGTAAACAAAGTTACCAAATCGGTCGTAATACATCACGTTGTGGTCATGACGTCCAACAAATCGAACAGCCGTAGGTAACGCTGTCGAGTTGAAATTTTGCGCTACGAATAGCGTGCTTGCTCCTTTTGCGCTGACGCTATTCAAACCATGCAACGCTTTCGTAAACAACTTCTCAACCAAATCTGTGCTACGCAATCCCACACTAAGCGTTTGACCCGCGTAAACAGTGCGCGTCATTGACATTTGATAATCGTTCAAATTCTTCCCCTTCATGTTGACAAGATTGATTTGCGCCCCTTTGTTTGCAGACACAATACCTTGTGTTCGCAATCGCAAAGAAACGTCTTCTGTGTCAATGAGAAGCATAGGACGAGTTGAAGTTGCGCTCATTTGTTCACCGTTGAAGAATGGTGCGTCTTCGTGCGTAGTGTGTGCGAGCCTTACAGCGGACTGTTCTTCGCTGATGCGATAACGACGTGGATGCGTTGGTTGAAAATCCGCTTGTTTTGGTTTGCTGACTTGATTTGATTTTCCTGTATCCTCTGTTGTTTCGTAAACGACGTGATGAATTGCGTTATCAACGAACGTTGGCTCTTCAGCAATCGCTCCAACCGCTATATGCACTTCTTTTGCGCGTCCAAGACGCTGACCAACATACGAGGCGTTGGTAGGTGAAGGGACACTAAACGCTATAATGTTCCCTCCATATCTGTTCTGTTACCTTCACCATCGTGAGATGACGTGTTTAATTTGTCACCCGCGTATAGCGATTGTGTGTATCTCGGTTGGACGTTGAAATCATGACGTATGAATTCTTCGTCGTCTGTGCGAACTGATTGGCGTCGAGCGGCATCACCTCTGAAATGTTGAAGTGTGTTGTTGCTTACAATCATTCGCGCGACAGGTTGTGTTGACAACGTGGTAAAGTCACTTGCTTCGCTACCCGGTATCTTTGGTCCAACACTTTTTGGTGCGTCTGTTGATGCTCCCGCCCCTGATATTTGGAAAAGGTAAGCAGGTGCGTAAGGTGGATTGTTTGGAGCGGGGTTTGTGTTGCGCATGTATGTGGAAGACGATAATGCGGCGCGTGCGTTTGGTGTATCGTAAACAAACACACCATAGCGACCTGCGGCTGTTGCTGATAACACATGCGCTGTGTCATCACGGAACAACTCAACGTGTTGATTGTCAAGAACGCGAACGGGTCGAACAAGGAATTTGATAGTGGTGTCTTTGATGTTGGTTTTGTAAGATTTAGAATCATGGTCACTTGTTTGATATGGATTGGTTGTCACACCGGCTGATGCACCCCATACATGGTCGCTGATTGATTCACCATCAGATGATACCTCCAAAATGTATGTGCCACCCAACGGAGGAATACCATGCGTTGTTCCGAATTTCATTACCTGCTTTGCTGATGTAAGGTTGAGCGTATGCAAATTAAGATTGTCAACTGCGCGGTTTGCTGTGCTGACACCACCTGCGAGAATAAACCGTTGACCTACTTGTCGGTCGGTATGAACACTCGTTGCTTCTGTGCTTGCGATAGCATATCGTGGTGCAATTTCACCATCGTTTTCAACAACACTCATCCCATCTATTCCAATACGCGGTTTTGATTTTGCAATTGGTTCTTGCATAAATGTGAAATTTGATTTTTCTATATTTGTTCCAACGTTTGCTTCACGTTTTAACAGACCATCTTCACCTGCAAGTTCCAATTTTGCGCTGATACCACGAGGCACTTCGTAAGATTCCAATTGAGAATTTGAAGGACGCAAGTATCCGTTTGCGAATGGAGGCTCGCTTGTGTGATGCGATAACACCAAACCAAACGGACGCATATCTTCGGATACGTCTTGAAGAATATCTTCATTGAAGTAAGTTGGATAGCGCACACCACGACCATCCCCTCTATCACCGACACGTTTTGCAGTGGCAGGGTCAAAGAAATTGATTTGACTTTCAGCAAATTGCATACCTGTTGTTGACGAATACATGGTTTCAGCACTCTTGGTTCTGTCTGTCGCGCGGTATGCATCTTCAGGGTCCCACGATGGTCGAATTCCAAATCCGCGCACAGGGAATCGACGAACTTCTTCACCCGTTGTGTTACCCCACCAATCAATCATGTAGTGCGCTTGAGCGAGTGCGAGGTTGACTCTTTGGTCGTCAACGTCTGTTCCCGCTTTGTGACCCGCAGGGAGGTCAGCATGGAACTTGCGTATGGCTGTTGTCGGGTTGCGGAAGTTACGCACTGCGCAACCGAATCCTTTGGTCATGCGCCGACCATCACTGTATCGCACTTGTTGAAATTTAAGGTCGCTTCCGATAAGCGCGGATGCGTTGGTTTGACGTTCAATGATACCAACATAACCTTCGGTTGTTGTTTGTGTTCCCGTAACATTTCCACTACCAGACTGTTGATTGATGCGGGTTGTTGCGGCTTGACTGCTGATGTATGGTCCTTCGGCTTGGAAGTGGTAGTAAGCGTGTGGGTCGCGTAATGCTTGGTTGGATTTGATAGCCCAACGAGGTCGATTGTATGGTTGTCGAACGGAGATGCGATAACCCCAACCCGCTTGTTTCTTTACGCTCTTGGTAAACAGCGTGTCCGTAATTGTTTCAACGTCGCCGTTTGTAACAACAAGTCCATCTGCATCAGACACCTGTTTGATGTTGGAATCATCCCACTTGTTGCGCCATCCCGGTGCGGCAGTGCCATACAACGACAGCGAACTCATTTGCGCACCAAAGCGATGACCACCCGGCCAAAATGCACCGAGATTGTATTTGCGCGATTTACCATCCGTCCCTGCTTGATTAACAAGAGATGCAGTTAAGTAAGTATCTGCTAACCCACCCAATGTATCCTTCCATGCTTTCATTCTGAACTTGAACGGACCGTCACTCATGGCGTAGGTGAACTCGTGGTAATGAATCATTTCATAATGTTCGGGCGCATGGTTGTATGCTTTCTTGTCAACCGCCGCATCACCCTTGTTGGTTCGACTATCAGAGAACCATGTCATAGGGCGACCGAGGTTATAGTGCCACATGCACAAATACGCGTCGGGTAAGTGTAGGCTGTTTGTATCGCGCGTGCCAGACAAGAGTTGCGGTAAGTTGCGTGTAGCAACACTCGCTTTGGAATTTGTGTATAATTCACCTGCGCCAACTCTGTTGTGTTTCGATTGGATACGAACTGTTGCACCTTGAACTGCCGCTGTCCAAAATCCACTTGTAATTGCTGTCACCACGTTAAAAACAACAGGACCGCTCGCACCAAGTCCGCTAATGTATCCTCTGTCCTCATACGATGCTTTTTGCTCAACACCGTTTTCATCAACAATAACAAGATACTGCGCGTAATAATCAGCACCCGCAACAGGGAACAAGTTGTTGTTGCGCACATACAATTTGCTATTTGATTGGTCGCCGTCTTCAACCGTAGCAACTGCTGTAAGAGATGTCAAGTATTCTGTGTAAACATCAAGGTAATGCGATGGGTAGCCAAGCATTGTTGTTTGTGTTCCGACCGCTCCAAGTGTTGAACGACAGAACAGATAGTAATCATCGGGGTGATACATTTCTGAACCTTTCCACGGTGCAGTTGAACTGAAAATTGTCGATGACGCTAATGCAACACTCCACCACGGAATTGTCACCGTTTGACCCGGCGTTGAACGACGGAACATGTTTGGATGATACGGAAGACTGCGACGCGTAAATGCGCCAGAAGAAGTAGCGTTGACACCAAACGGGTTGCTCAAACCGAGCATTGGAATGTTGGTAAATTGTTCGCGCGTTGAAGGGTCAATATCCAAAATGACTTCGTTCAAGTAAATTTCACAACCACGCACGTCAGCCATCGTTGCTTCTGAAAGAATAAGGTCGCGGTTTTTCATTGCAACGACCGTAGCAAAGAGTTGGTCGGTTAATGTTCGCGCTGTTGTGTTTGTTCCCGAAGGGTCTTCTGGTGCATCTGTTGATGAATACGCTGTGTTTTCGTTGTTTCCCATGAACTGTTTGCTGAATAGATTGGGCTGAATAACAATTTGATATGCGCCTACTTCAGCAGGGTCGGGGAAGTGAAACGCTGTGTTGTAATTTGTTCCTGTTTCAAGTTGTATTCGATGTCCACCTACGGCGTTACATGATGCCGTATCATCAGCGATACCGTATCCATCAAAGCGCAATTTTGTTTCGGTTAGCAACGTGAAACCATCACCATGTATATCGCTTGGTGGATTCGGTGCAGTCGTTCCAGAAAACCACACGAGAGGGTTTGCAATGTCTTTCGTTGTATCATACTCGGTAGCACCAAAACATGCGCGGTTTGCTTTGTAAATTGTTTGATACAGCGGATGGGCGAGATGACCCGGTAGCATAGCCATCGTTGGCATAACGTAGTGATGACCCATGCGCGGAATTGGCATTGGTGTCAATTTGTTTGCCGCGCGAACAAGTGTTGCAGGGCTTGTTCCCGCTGACAACGATGACCAATTGGTGTGTGCTTTGTCTGGACTGTTACCACTCACCTCTGCGTGGTCACGCAAACGTCGCGCGGCGAACTGTCGTGTTGAACCCGCAGGGATGTAATAGGATGGTTTGATGCTATCATTTTCAGAAGCGGTAAAGTCGGGCGCAAAGACGACATTTTCAAACACCTTTGTTGTTCCGTCAAGATTGTTTAATGGGTCTTCAAAGGACGCGATTGTGCCATTGATTGTAATAAAATAACGTCCATCGGGTGTTGGGTCTTGTTTCCATATGTTGTGATTGATAACCTCTTTGGTTGTGATTGTGTTTGTTCCAATCACATCAACTGTAAGACGGTTAAGCGTCATGACGTTGTTGATGATGCGCATAGGTTCTCGCTCGGTGTGCGTGTATCCCATTTTTGTAACGTGAAAATACAACGCGCGGTCGTGAGGTTCGTATGCTGTTTGAAGTATGTTACCCGATTGTAAGTCGTTGTTGCTATCGGGGAAGTTGTTTGGATTTTGATTGATATGTTCATAACCATCTTGTTCCCAAAACGGTTCGGTTCGTGGTTGGTCGCTATCAGATTGGAATGCGAGTTGAACTGTTTTCGTTGGTTGAGATGGATGTTGAAGTCCACCGCTTCCCATTGTTTCATGTTGATAGGCTTGTAAGCGGTCAAAACCTGCGCGAACAAGAATGTTACCCGGTATTTCATCGTGGTCTGGAATTTGTATTTTCATGTTGGGTTGAGTTCCAGAACCCGCAAGCGCAGGTGCAAGTCCTTGACTTTCTCGGTCATGCACCAACTCGTAGTCGCGAATAACAACACCAAGTGGTGAACCACCTTCAAGCGTGTGTTCTTGACCTGTATCGTCAACAACAATCATTTTACCAAATTGCAATTCTTCATTGGGTATGCTAAGTGCGTTGCGCACTTCGTATGGGTGTTGTTCAGCAAGAGCAGGGTGCGCTAATTCTTGTGCTTGTATGATTGGATACATAACCGCATTGGTTGTTTCAAACGAAAATCGAACGTTACCATAAATGGTTTCTCCAAAGCGCACATATGCATCTCCAACCTTGTGAACTTGCCACGGTGTTGAACCAAGACCGCGCGCATTTTGAGCAGGGAGTGTAAGATTGCCACCACCCATCCGCTTCCACACAACGTGTTCAGCAAAGAAATTGCGCGCCGCAGTTCGTCCTTTGAAGTATCCATAGATACCATCTCTGTGTGTTCCGTAACTGCTGTATCCTGTCATCTCGACCTTTGCTGTTTCTGAATCAAACAGATTGTCGTTTGGATACTGCTCGTTGTTTGGATTTTCTGTTTTATCAAAGAATAAATCACCTGTTGGATACAAACAGGTTTCACTTTGAACAAGCGAGGTTGAAGCCGCGTGTGTCCAAAGACGCGTGTTTGCATCAGCGTTTGTTGGTTCAGTCATAGTCATGTCATGCATTGCTTCAACGTGTGGACCTGCATTTGACTCCGCGCTGTATCGGTCGTTATTGAATCGGTCGTTGTGATACGATACAACTGTGCCACCTTTTGTCCCACCCCATTTGAGTTGAAGCATATCTCCACACGTTTTCTGTCCATTGCGGTCAGCCTTCGCGATAATAGGTAAATCGCCTTCGTATGAGATAACAACAAAATGACGCTGATGTAAACCGACAGCCTCGTGTATATTTGTTTTAGGCTCCCATATAGACTCGGCATTGTCAGTTGACACACCTGCGTCTGTTCCTAATTTCAATATCCATTCCATTGATTTTGGATTGTGACAAGCAGTAGCCGCACCATAAGGTGTGAAGCCCATCATTGGATGCCATGCGCCTAATCCAGCCGCAACTTTGTTGCTGATGTTAAGACTGTTAAAATACGAATACCGCTCACCATGCCACCCGACTGCACCAACAGCGCGCGTTCTGTCAATAGCGTCAGTAACGCCGTTGAAATGCACCTGTGTTGTTGCATAATGGTCAAATGGACTGTTTGACATTTGACCCGACGATGTTGCGCTTGTGCTTCGTGAAGTATCCGTCGCGTTTTGAAATCCGTTATCCCATCGTAAGTTACCTGCTTTCGACCAAACAAATACTGTGTGCGTTCCCGCATCACTATCAACAGCGGCTACATCTCCCGGTCCACTAACTGCCGCTTCTTCCAAACGCAACGTGTTACTTCGTGCGTTGAGTCCAAGAACAAACGTTCCTTGCGCAACATCATAATGCGAATAATACCCGTAGTAAGATTTTGTTCCGTTGCTCACGCGTATCCAACCGTTTTCAGGTAGCGTCATTGGAAGAGCAGTTCCCACTGAAACAAGCCCATGAGGTGCGTTTGTGTATGCTGACAAATCACCAACATCAATCCATCCGTATCGGTCTTGACGTTGCGCATCTTGGAACGACGGAAGGAACGAACCACCGAGTGCTTTAAGATTCGCGGGACCCGGCCATGTGTTAATTGCCGCCGCAATAACCGCACCCAACTCTTCACTGTTTTGACAACGCGACGCATCAATCAAAAACACATCATCAGGAACAGCGGCGTTTAAATCGTGGTCATAATCGGTTAGCACTTGAGAACCGACACGGAACATTGTGGCGTTAAGTCCAAGTCGGTCAATGTATTGCACTGTTGCGTTGACAGAATTAACAAGTGTAGCAGTCACAGGGTGAGGTGGATTTTTGCGCACACTGTTATCAAACCACGAACCACCCGCTGTGTATCCACCATCAAGATGATACACGATTTTGTTGAGTTCAAAATTTGTATTGGCCGTAGCAAAACGATTAACCGCAGAGTAGTGAGAAAACGGGTGCGCGTATTCATTAGCGGCTGAATAACTCGCCGCTGATGAACTGCCGTAATGGTTGCTTACATAGCGCGCTTCTCTTGAATTTGTTTGATTAAACGCGCTGTTTGGTGAACCGTATGACGGCTCCCAATGTCGGAACGTTGTGTAAGGGAATACGTTGTTTGCGCTGTATGCATCTGTTGGAGGTAAAAATTGATTTGCCGCGCTGTTCAATGTGCCGTTGCTTAACTCGTTCGGTAAAAAGTAACCTGCTTTGTTTCCTTGAGTAAACGTTGTTGCCATTGCTCCATCAAGCGAACAGTATTTTTTCCACTCCGCAGTCCATTTTGCTGATGGCTCAACTGCGCTATCTATTGCAACACCTTCCCCATACCAATGCTTAGGAACGGCTTGACCCGGTCCAAATACCAAATACGCTACGCTGTTTGTCGAATCTGTATAGCGCGCGTATGGATGAGCAAAACGAAGAACAACAGGTGTGGGTTGAGCGATATTGACGTTGGTGTAAGTTGTGTTTGGTATTGTATGTGTATTGGTGTTGCCGTCAATGTCGGGATTGAGAACTGCGTCTTGATTTGCAAATGGTGGTGTAGGTTCTCCGCGATGTTGATTTGCAACCACAGCGGCAGGGAACATAGCAAAGAGCGCAGTTGTGTCAAGAAGTGCATACGCACCCATTTTTTCACCAATGTCTTGCAACCCTGCACTGCCCGTTGGTCCACTTGAATATGGGTGTTTGTTATGCGCAGTGTAGTCAATACGAGAGCCATCGTTGATGTCCATGACAACACCGCTAAACCCACCACCAAAATAGAGCGGCACATGATGGTCAATACTATCTTGCGCCCCTCTAAAATACAACAAAGGATTGCCTCGTCGATTTGCGCGAAGACGTAATCCTTGAATGTCATTGACGTATTTGAACCGCTGAATGATAGCGTCAACGACAAGTTCATCTTGGATGTCACCTTTGCTGTCGTTGTGATGAAAAGCAATCAAATGCTTATCCACACTCGTTGGATTGTCAATTGAACTCAAAGCCGCGCAATGAATGTAAGTGTCATCGAGAATGTCCATTCGTTTGAATGGCGACCATGAGCCGTCAATGGTTGTGCCACCACCGAACTCGGTTGAAGTATCATAATTTAAGTTGCTTGCACCGGTATCAACATGTTGCAGTTGCCATGCGAATTGACGCCCAAGAACAGCAAAGTGGTGTGGGTCGCGTATTTCAATTTGATAGGTATCATAGGTTGTGGTTGCAGGTAAAGCGAGTGAACCGGACTGCGCATCAATTTCATACGTTGCCGCTTCAAGAGAAGGCGTAATGTGGTCGCCTTCGTATCGAGTATATTTATCTCCGCGCAAATGTTTTTGCCAATCGTCAGTAGGAACAGGGTTGTTTGTTTGGTCAACAAGAATTGGCGTTGCGGTATTTGCATTGCTACCTCGATAACGCGTCGTGATGTTGAGCAAAGTGTATGGCAAATACCCAACATCCATCATCATGCTGTTAAGGTCTTGAGTTGACTTGACACCACCGAACTGACCTTTTGTTCCTAACGTTGCAGTAATGTCTGGCGATTCAACGTTGCTTGCTTGCAATCCCCAATCACGCGACAACGATACTGAAAACAAATCTTTGAGTGGAATGATTTGTTTGTTGTTGTTGAATTTTGTAATTTTGATAGCCGTTTCAGCGTTGTCGCCCATAATCTCGCCGTAGGTTCGTCCATCGGGTGCGCGCAAATGTGAACAATCAAAGTATTGATTTTCTTCATTCGGGTCAACGGTAAACGCGTAAGCAGTTGCCGCCGCAATCAACTCATCAGTTACAATGGTTGTTTGATTAAGATGAGGACTGATAATTACAGGTGCGCGCGTATTGCTTACACTCGTTGGACCACATTTGTCTTGACTGTCAAACCATTTTCCTGACCCTGTCATATCATCAGCGTCAACGCCTTCAAGTCCAAAGAATGTGTGAGGTCCACCTCGACCATTGTGTGTGCGCGATGTGTAAGAGAAAACAACACCAACTTCGCCGTATTGGTTTCTTGCTGACGGAATAGCCAACCATACCAATCCGCTGTCTGGAAAACCCATCCAACCAAGAACGTCATCAACGTCGGGAAGGTGATGCCAAATACCGCCATTGTGGTATCCATAACCACTTGCATCATGGATACCAAGCGTATTGTTTGCCATTGATGCATCCATAGTCACAGCGTATCCCGCGTTTGGTGTATGAACACCGCGCCATTTGTTACCGCGCCACTGATGACTTGTTGTTCCTGTGTAAAAGAACGGTGTGCCGTCACTACCTACACCCCACATATTTGCGCCAATTGTAAATCCACCCTGTGCGATGTCACGGTCATCGAAATAAATCAGCGTTTCTTCGTCAATTGTTTTAGGCATAACAGAATTTTTGTGTGAAAAAGAAGTATCGGCTTGGCGGTAAACGTAGCGAAGTATGTGTGATTTACCGCGATGGTCAACCATCTTCAAACCGTAAAGCGATTGTGTTCCAACAGATGAATCACTGACTTGTGTTGTCGGTGCATAACTGTTGTATGTGCCATAAAGAGAATTACCTGCGCTAAGGTAGTTGCCATATATTGAAGACACAAACCGACCACTATTTTTTCCATCCTCTCCGAATCCCCATAGACCTGCGTCTGGTGCAAAACCGGGAATACCCGCCGCTACAATTCCACCAAAATTAACTCGCGCTCTCGCTTGAGTTCCCATTTGCAATCCTTCGCGTATTGTGAATTTTTGACCGCTGTTTTCAAACGACTCCATAGCACCTGTGTTGGAAGCACGACCTGTGGATGTGCCACTGTTTGGTGTTTCTTGGTCACTTGTTGATGTGTTAAAATTAGAAGCGAAGCCAAGATGTAGGTTGGTAAAGAACTCATCAGAGTCTTCATCCAAAGAAACGTATTCGCGCAGTGTGGTAATTGGAGCAAACGGTTTACCGTTCTTGTCGATTGGCATCGGCGCAGGGTGCATGTTTTCACCTGCTATTTCAGGTGGCGCACAGTAAAAATTACGGAAACGACCACCGTGTCCGATAAGGAACTGTGGTTTGTATTCAGCCTGTCCTTTGCTGTTATCGAGCCAAACACAAAAGTTACGACTTGTTGCACCGGGAACTGTGCTGTGAACAACAATGCTGTATCCTTCGTTACCGTTTGCATCTTCAACAACACGTCCTAAGTGAGCGCGAAGATAACCCATGTGAGAACCTCTGTCAAACGATGTAAACGCATTGTCCATCCAAAATGGCGCAGGGTCATGCGTTGAACCTGTAACAGCAAAATCAGCATGTTGATGCACTGCTGTTGCGTCTGTGGGTTCTTCTGTATCGTTACCTGCAACAGATATTGAACGACGGTTAATGTCAAAGCGTTCACCTTCACCGGGGTATTGGTCAGAAGGACGACGTTGACTACTACGACCGTTGAGCGCACCACCTTGATTGATGATACGAACAACTTCACGAGCGGCGGCCTCAATGTCTGTTACACCTTCGCGCAAACCAATTTCACCCATGTCGATAGTAAGACGACGAACAAAATCCATTTCTGTCCAATGTGGAAGATTGGACAAACGATTTGTTTGTGATAGAGAGTTGTTTGTAGCACGTTTACCTTTTAAACAAAGGAAAGCCGAAATGACGCGTGTTCCTTCGGGTGTGTCGAAAAACGTGGATGAGAATTGATAATGCCCTGCTGTATCATCAACGATTGCTTCTGATGTATCATGGTCGATTGTTTCAGCGTGTTGGGTTTGTGCGCTATTGACATCAACCGTTGATTGTTGAACGCGACCTTGACCGTATTGAGATGATTCTGTGCCAAACGCGATGGTGTGGTCTGTTTGACGTTTTGTGCGATTGTATTTGTTAAGCGCAACGTTGCTTACTTGCAAAAACGACTCATCCATAAGCCACCAAGACTTGTGAGCATACGCTCCTTCGACAAAGCGCGACTTTCCTTCTTCTTTGATAAGGTTGTAAGTAACGCTGTTAATGACTTGTGCGTCTGTTGAAGACGTTGTGGCTTTATCTTTGCGTTGTGTTTTGAATCCAGCGGCAACATCAAGCCCACCAATCGTCGGTGTAGCCGCGCTTGTTTGAACTTGCATGTGCAAGTCGTGGAATGCAATGAACTCACGGTCATGTTCGACATCGTAAAGTAACACTCGCGCGTGTGTTTCTGTGCTAAGGTAAGGGTCAAGAAAAGCAACAACAGGCGCGGATGTGCTGTGTCCAAGTTCTGTCCAATTGAGTTCAATGGTTTTGTTTACATGTTGAACAAAGTTGCGAGCAGATTCAAGACAAGTATTGCCAATAAGGAAATTTTCAAGCGGTAAAGAATCTCTTGCTTCCACCCCCAACGAACCCTTTCCACCATTGAATCCCCGCCACACTTCGTATTCGTTAAGAACGCCCCGCGATTTGCAGAACATACCTTCTATTGCATGAGGGTTTGTGTAGTGCATGTTCATCCAAACGGTATCTCCGTAACGCAAACCACCCGAACAGTATGGGTTGTTCCATGTTGCGTTTGCTATACCGTCTGGTTGTTTAAGTGGTAACGTTGTAGCGTTTATTGCATAAATACCAATGACAGTCAAAAAATCGTCTTCGTCACTCGCACCTAACGCTGTTGCACCACTATCCAATACAGGGTGAGCCGCCGTAGTAAGTTGATTGACATTGGTAGTTGAGTTGTAAGTGATTTGGTATTTTCTTCCTGTGCTTTCAAGAACAGCCGCGAAAGCGTAATTGGTTGGTAAATGACCTTTGGGTAAGTCGCCTTCAAACACAAACGTTTGACCGCTTACATGTGATACCAATTTTAATCGCGCGCCACCTGATTGAATGCGAGGCGCATGTGGGTTTGCTGTTGGACCTGCTTTAAATTCAACTGCGCTAACGTATTGTCGCAACCCGTAATCGAGATTACCACCTTGTGTCATCACACTACCGCGGTCGTAATAGAATGGGCGACGGTATTCCTGTGCTGATGAATTGTAATCAGCGTCACCTGTAAGTGGAAAGTTCACACCGTTGGGTAGCGCACCAACAATGATTTGTGAACCAACAGCAAGCGACGTGAAAAAGTCTGGACTTGAATGCGTTTCTTTTCCACTCAAAACCAATGGGAGAGTTCCACCGTTGTATTCGTAATACGCCCATTCTCCGTTGCCTAAAACAACTCTTCTCGCTCTTCGTGTGCTGACACCCTTTACTACACCTGCGTCGTTAAAATCAGAACGAGGGATGCGGTCAAGGCCATCAACAATGTGTAGGTTGGTATTCGTTCCTTGTTGGTCGTATCGTAACACAGTAGCGCGAATAGGCGCATCGTTGTTTAATTGATATTGATATTGACCAAAGGCTTCGTAATCTTTCGCAGGGCTGTTGATTGCGCGACGACCAACAGGAGAAGGATTCCATGCTTGCGCAGTCATGGTTGCATCAAGATGCAACTTCATGCTGTTATCTGGACCGGGAAACAATTTTGCATCACGGTCTTCAAAAAATTGTTGAGGGAAGAGAGGTATTTCAACAAGCGCGCGTGTGCTTGCGTATTGTGTTCCGAGTTGATAATCGTGTTGCACAGAGCCGAGTGATTGAAACAATCGGTCATTGACTGTTGTTCCATCGGCGCATATAGAAGATGATGAAAACAATTCATCAAGAAGAACAAGACCACCTTCTATAATTCGACTGTTGGTTATCCAATTTGCAAATGTATCTTCTTCTCTGCCATTCGCCAATAAAAATTTTCCAGAACCTCTGTGTGAACCACTTGCGAACGTAAACGTTGTTCCTGTTTTTGATGCGTATTCAGCACTCGCACCGTTTTCTAAATAAACGCGACCCGTTGCAGGGAAGCAATACGTTCCCCAATTTGCAGTTGCGGTTGTAACGTTGTTTAACGGATTAACATCTATTGTCCTACTGACACCACTAAAGGATGCAATTTGCGCGGCGCAGTCATGACGTGTGTTCCAACCTACGCGTGAAAGCGTAGCAGGGTCCCACGTCGGTTTTGTGTTGACAGCACCTTGACCTGCACCTCCAAGCGTAACAGATACCACAGGCGCGCCGGGTTGAATTTCTTTGACAATGTGTGAGTCTGGACTACCGTCACCACCATACGCTACTGTCTGGTCAGCAACGTCTGACATCAACCCTTCACCTGCCATAATGACGTATCGACCTGCACCGCTGTCGTTTATCTCCATAGAAGTAACACGAGCGTTTGATTGAACGTATTCAATTGTAAAATAAGTGCAATCGTTGAAATCAACTGTTGATGGAGTGACTCGCGACAATTGCATTGTTCTTTCGCGTTTGCTCGGTTGAACAATAAAGATGTAAGCGTCACCGTCTTTATCATTGTCAATGATGTCAAACATCTCAAACGCGCCTCCCTTTTGTGAAGCAAACTGAACACTTTCTTGATAGTGCGTTGGTGCTTCTCCAACAGGAGGGTCACTTGCACTTCGTTGCATTGGTTGAATATGCACTTTGTGATACGCTGATGGGTGAACAGTTGTTCCTACACCTTGTGGTGGTTTCTGTGGCTCATCACCCGTTGCTCGCGGAGTGTAATTGCTTGGTATGAAAGACTCGTCTAAATCCTCGTCGTATGCAATACCTCCTGTGTTATCACCAACGAGGTGATGTGGCTTCATTGCTACTTGCGCGTTTCCGACATCGTTTGATGAAGCAGTGATAACACCACCGGGAGCATGAATTGTGGCGTTTGCACCGACAGCATCAGCAATATGCGCGGCTACACGTTTACCGTTAAGCAAACATCCCGCGTCTGGAACAGTCTTTGTAATAAGCAAAGCAGGGTTGCTCAATCCCATCTTACCTCCTGTGAGGTCAATTGCGTTGTAGTGTATCTCAACATACCCTGCTGTCAACCCCGACACTTCAAGAATAGCAACGCGCGATTCTGTTTCGGGTGCGAGGTGTTTTTTGTATTGAGCATCATCTGTTGAATCAACGCCGATGCCTCCACCTTTTAACAAAAATGGTTGGATGTCATCAACCGAGATAGCAATAACACCATCACGGTGAGCGTCAATCGAAGCAAGCCCGTTACGCACGACACCGTTCGTTGTGGCTGACGTTTTGACTTGAACAATGCGCGCGTTGAACGCTGTGTGCGTAACAGCGACTTTGCTATTGATTGGCACTATGTTTTTCAAACCGAGATACGAACCTGCAAATGTGACCGACACGTCATCGGATATACCGTCAATTGTTCGCGTAATTTCTTGTTCATGGACAGGTGGAAACATGCGCAAAAATGAATGTCCTTCTTTCTGTGTAAACGTGTGTCGCCCTGTGTGTCCTGTTTTAAAACGTTCAGCGAGTGTCCAAGATGTAGGCGCAAAATTATTTGTGTTGACAGCAAGTGAGCGCGAATAAAGGAATCCATGAAATTCATTCAGACTTTCATCAATAACCATCGCACCTGTCCTGTCAATCGCTTGACTACCTGTGCCTACGCGTTGGTATGGTTTTCCGCTTTCACCATCAATCAACAAATCAGAACGCACAAGCACCATTGCCGAATCGTTGGCAAGGTTGTTCGACGCATCAAAGGCGGTTCTTGAATGTAAAACACCGCGCGAACCTGTATCGCTTGAAACACCAAAATCGAGGTGAATACTATCAACAGTGATTGTTCCGTTGGTGTTGATTTGCTTAAGACGAACACGTTCTGGTGGACTGTTGTTTGGCAATTTGGACAACATATCTGTGGCTGTTGGATTGATGATGAGGTTGAATGGAGTGTGAGCCACGCTGATGACCTGCGCGCCTCCACTGTGTGCCGCGTTAGCAACTTGATAGTTACCAAGACTTTCAAGCGTGTAGTTGCTTGATAGTGTGTTGGATTTACCACTTACTGTTTCGTAAAGCGTCTGACACGCTGTTGTTCCGATAGTGATGGTTGTGTCACCCGCTGTCACGTCAGATGTTGCGTAAAAGATTGTGTCGTCAACACTTACAGGCTCTTCAAATCGCCAAAGCCCAATTGTGCTGTTAGAAAGCATAAGCGGTTTTGCGCGCGTTTCAAGCGTTGATACGTCGGCTTTCCAATGCAAAGATTCAATGTAACCGCGATACTCTCCGCCTTTTCCTCCGATATACAGGTCTTGGTCATTAACGTTGCATGTGTGTTTTTTGTTCAACTTATGCGACGCCATCAGTTCTCCATTGACATACAACTTAACTTGTTGACCATTGAACTCACCCGATATGTGATACAGTTCACGTTGCCCTACGTTATATCCAACGTTGTTTGCAATGAACGAACCCGCCGCAGTTGGATAATTATTCGCGCTTGATGCAACAGCAGTTACACCATTTGACAATTGAACTTTGAACGACGCTACACCGGGTGCATTGACCGTTCCCATGCGCAAATCGAACAACCCTGCTTTACTCGCAATAACTCCACCACAGTCGGGGCTAACCCACGCTTCAACTGTAAATGAAGTGAGGGTTTGCTTTTTAGCGTTGGCAAAACGATGACCGTCGCCATCTTGTAATACAGAAGCGGATGAGCGCGCAACACCACCGTAAATTTCAGTCTTCAATCCTGTCTTTGTAAAATCACCTTGAGGACAAACAACGCTATCAGTAACACCATTGAAAAATAGCGCGTGAGATGACTGACTGATAACACTCATTTCAAGACCCCAAAATATAATCAATAGGCATGAAGGTCAACGAACCTTCATACACATTTTCACCTGCAATAAAATTGAATGCCATAGCAACAACAGTTCCCGCGATGCCTGTTTTTTTATTGGTCGGGTCGAACTCAACACCAACATCAAGTGTGTTTGCTGTCGAATCTTGTTGGTTTGCATCTGCGCGCCCTGTAACAATAATGAGGTTACGCTCCGTATAATCTTCGGTTGCGGCTGAACCTGTGATGAGTGAATTGTATGGAATCTGAATGCCGATGATGTAGTCAGCCGTTTGCTTATCAGATAGACTGATGTCTGATTCAATCAATGCATTGGTGTCATCGGGGTCAGAGCGACCTGCAAGGGCTGAACCCGATGTTCCGAGAAGACTCGCGTTGCCGACGTATGCGATGAGGTCTTGTAATTTATCACCTGCACTACGACAAGATTTGTCAGTGCCTTTTGCAAAATCTTCGTAAAGAGGAATGTAAGGTGTAAACCCTGTTCCAAACACAGGTGTCGCGTTGTTACCTCCCGAACCTTTTTCTGTTTGCGTAAACGTCAACTTTGCATTGTTTGTTTTCAAACCGTTGCTTACAGTGATAGTAAACGCGCTACTGAATGAGTTACCCGAACCACCACCGGTTGTCAACTGCTGTGTAAACGACGCCGCTTCACACGCAGTCTTGACTGCGGATGCCAACGCCTCATCAGTTGTAATACCTTGAATACCAACATGCACTGTTGATGGTGTGTTTGTTGCAGTATGCGAAGCCGTGTTTTTGTTAAACTTGATACGAACAGGAGGACGTTCGCTATTTTCTCCTGTGTATGTTGATTCGATTTCAAAGAACTTTTCGTGGAGGTCATCGACAGTGACACTACCGCTCGTCATGTATGCTTGATGCACACCACCATCAGCGTTTGCAAGCGCGCTAAAATCAATCGTTGCACTCGCCGCTGTTGCTTCAAACGCACTTGCGGAACAATCATCATCCGCGAGAATAACGTTGATTTTGAAATCGGCTGTCACCATATTCAAGTCAATAGCGTAACGTTCACCAAGAAGAGGAACAGGGAGAACAGGAACACTGCGCGTAACGTTGATGCTGTAATCGGTTGCATCAACAGTCATCACTGTGCCGTCGTTACGAATCAATCGAATCTTCGTCATACGCTCGACCTCCTGTTACCATGTGAACGTCCACCGCGTGTCATTTCAGCGCGTAGCAAATCACCAATTTCTCGTGCGAGTTGCTTCTTGTCTGTTCGGTCTGTTACACCACCAACGTTGATGTTGACGGTCATACCACCACCTAAACCAATACCGTCCGGATTGTTTTTGCGGTTAAGAGGCACAACAGCCTCCGGACCATCTTCACCAATCATAGCGAGCGTAGGACTGTTGACAATACCACCCTTCGCGAGTTCGGGAATTTTTGGTAACTTGAACTCTTTACCTCCAACGACGGGAACCCAATCGGGAATATCGAATACCATAAAATCCGCGAAATCGTTGTAAATACCAATAACCGCATTAAACACCGATTTGAACCCTTTGATAAATCCATCCTTGATTGTGCCGGGTATGCTGATAAACCAATCAATAAGCGAACCTCCCCCAAAGATGACGTCTTCTGCAAACGACCTTCCTATGTCAAACAACGCTGTGAAAATACCTACAATCAATCCCACCACAATACCGATTGCACCTGTTATCAATCCAACGATAGCCCCAAACAGAAGGCTGATGCCAGAAATGAAACCATAAAAGACCAATCCCGCGAGATTTTTCAACCACTCCCACGCGGTTGAAAAGATTGTTTTAATTTCATCCCAATAGCGAATAATGGAGGCAATAAGGAATACAACAGCCGCTATAATAGCCGCTGTTATGACACCCGGAAGAAGTATGACAGCCCCTACGAACACAAGAAGCGCACCTAAAAGGCCAATAAGAAGACCTTTGATACCTTCACCTGCACCCATAGCGTAAGCAACAAGCGCGCCTATGCCACCGATAATCAAGCCTACTGCCGCTACCATTGCTCCCGTAGCAATAGCCGCCGCAACAGAAGCCCCTGTTGCTAACGCGACAAATGCCGCTTTGACCATCATGACTACACCCATAAGCGTCACGAACACACCGATAGCAACAAGTATAGACGCATATATGTTATCAAATTCATTTTGCATCATTCGGAATGCACCCGCGGCTATAACAGCCACGCCTATTATTACACCAACTTTTGCTCCTAAGAAAACAGCGGCTACACCTGCGGCAACGAATCCCGCCGCTAACACATCAAGCGCGGTTGACAAACCGCCTTCATCTCCTTCACCCGATATGACAAGAACCAACCCCTGCATCGCGTCATGAAGCGGTCCTAAATCCTCTGTCATTTTGAGAACAGGACTGTTTGCTCCGTCAAACGCTATCGACAGCGCGGCGAGCGCAAATCCGACAATTAAGAAAATACTGACCAATGAGAATGCCG